TCAATCGTACTCTAAAATATATGACAATGTTGCATTAGCCACTCCAGGCTTAGCACCAGAGCCAGCAAGACTAATATAGTCAGCCACAGCCTCAAAGGAATACCGCTCTCCACCCATTTCCGACCTCACCCAGTCCATACCAAGCGCTTGGGATCTTGCGAAAGGCAAATTCAATCCACCAGTAGTTTTCAGAGAAATCCCAAAACCTTCAGCTCCTCCGGGCGTAAGTCTAAGCACGCCAGGGCCAGCAGTAGAGCCCTCAAAATAGACCTTAACTGGAAGTTTTTCACCTTTAGCGGGCCCCCCACTACATAGAACACTCAAAGTAAACGGGCGGGATCTCATTTGGCCGATCTGTTGTATTGCCACCCTTCCCATCTGAACATTCAAATCATCCCCCTTACACCCCTCAAAATAACCCAGACGAGAAACTTGCCCCTGACCAAAGTACCTCCCTCTGAAAGCCTCCCAATCTTGAACTACACCAATGAGTTCAAAATCAAAATCAATTACCCCCTCACGAACCAACTCACCAGTACGAACGATCTCCATTTTAATCAAACCAACATCTGCAATCATCGCCGGAGCGTTACGGTAACTATACCCCCCCGGAATGAGCGACTGACTATTGCTAAACCTTATGCCAACTCCGGATAAACCTGTTTGATAGATACCTCCTACCAGAGGCATAACTGTGTTTACCCCGAAACTCACTCTAACCTGCCCGGGAAGAAGATCAATATTGCACTTCGTATAACCTCTATCGATATAAATAGGATAGCTTGCCATAACACCGCCCACGGCAACATTCTTAAGAATAATATTACTCGGAGCCGCTTTCTGAAACGCTACAGTATCGAAAGATGCCGCCGTACTAGTACTAGTGTCCCACCACGCACAACCATACCTACTTTGCCCCGTTGCATTTGCCCACTCACTGAGCATCACAGCAGCCATAAAGGAAACCGCTAAGAGTTTAGCTTTCAATCTTCACACTCCCTGAATACCCATTTAGATCACCACACGCACAGCTTAATCATATATGTTGCTCAGCCAGAGCATACCTAACTCTAGCTGATAAGCATGTACGAAATTTCCGACACATCTGCATGAAAAGTATGATCAGGTATATTCTCCACACCCTTAGCTACTGAGCGTCTTTGGCACCGCACGAACTAAACGCCGTTAGCTCTCAATGGCGAAGGCAGCAGTGGATTGCGTGCTCAAGCGAAGCTTTAGCCTCCCTCATGAAGGAGACGCATCAGTATCATAAGTTCAGTAGCACTCTGTCGCCACTCGGTGAGGTCCAGCAGCATACAGAGCACCAACGCGAGGGATGCAAGGCCAAACATGGTGGGTGGTCTAGCAGAAAGTCCAAGCCCGGATTGAGCCAGTTGACAGAAATTTACCGTTCAACTGCGGTGTCACCATCAGTAGTTTCGAATCTTCCACCCAAGAAATTCCAAATAACATGGGATAGACTATTTAACATAGACGAGCAGCGATCTATACTAACTCCTGAGCGCCGCGTTATTAGAAATAAAATTAACATATGAAACACTAATAAACTGGTGAAAAAAATGCAAACCTCGCTCATAAACATAGCACTCAGCATTGCATTATTTCTTGTGCCGACTCTAGCAGGAGCAACCGAAGAAACGATTATCATTACCAGCCAGATGAACACTAATACTCGACCTTGGCTTGATGAGAAAGACTGGCAATGGCTAAAAGATTACGAGCTAACAGTCGGTATAGTCTCCCCAGACCATCCTCCTATTTCAATCATTGAGGATAATAGATACCAAGGAATTTCTGCAGATTATCTATCCTTGCTTCTACCTCGACCACCAAAAGTAAAAAAGTACCCGTCTCGCAAATTAGCTTTAGATGCCCTTCAAAATGGAGAAATAGATATACTAGAGCGCGGCAACATAGTAGAAGCGCAAGAGAGAAATCTATTCTTTAGTGACTTCTATATGCGCCAACAGTCAGTTCTAGTTCAGTCTATGGCACAACCATTCAGTTCAGACAAGCCAGAAAATATCTTAGCATTAGCTATCGAAGGAGCAACTGAGAAAGAAGCCAAAATACACTATCCCCACAGCCTAGTTAAAGAGTACCACTCTCCATTAATCGCGCTGGAAGAACTAGCGCTAGGAGATGTAGATGGCGTCCTATTGGAGTTATCTAGCGCCCAGTACCTGATACAAACAAAATATATGCTCGACTTGCAAATAGAGAACTTCTCCAATCTCAACTCCACCGGCTTAAGATTCCTCTTCGCGCGCCACCAAAAAAGGCTAGAAAGGATAATAAACCGAGGACTACCTCTTGTTCAAAGAAAGCATGGCGAAGCTATTAGACGCAACTGGAGCGCCGGCCATACTTTACACTTTCAGGACCCCAAAATTGGCTTAACCACAGACGAAAGAGAATGGATAAATAGAAATCCATATGTTTCAGTCGCAGTGATTCCCTCATTAGGCCCACTTAGTCAACTAGACTCCAAAAACACTACAAGCGGAATAGCTCACGACTACCTAGATTTAATTAGTCAACGCAGCAGGCTAAAATTCACTTATGTTCAGGCACAAAACATTTCCGAAGCCGAGGAATTATTACGGGACGGCAAGGCGCTAATGACCCCATATTTTCCTCCACAAGTAACATCCACTGCCGACCTAGAGGTACTGCCTCCTTATTTGCATACATCACCCGTATTGATGACACTTCAAAAAGAAAACAGAAGACCCAGACGCCTAAAAGGAATAGAAAGTTTAGAAGGAAAAAAATTAGCCATGACAGAAGGCTATTTTCTAGAAAATTACGTTAAAAATGAATATCCAAATATCAAAATAACCTCATACCAGAATACTGTAGAAGCAATGCAAAGCGTCGAACAGGGAAGCAACGACGCAATACTTACCAATAACTTTATCGGCCCCTACTTATCAATGCAGTACTTCAGCAACCGTATAAAGATTGCAGAAATTTTGAGCAACCAACCTATTCCACTTGGCATAGCCGTAGCAAAGGATCAGGAAGTCCTAAAGAATATATTGAGAAAGTCACAACTAACCATAACACCAGAAGAAGTTTCACGAATCCTTTACCGCTGGCGACCAAACTTTTCAGAAGGGAAAAAAGATTTCTGGAAAGATCATAAAGAAGCAATAATAAAGACGACATCGATATTCTTAATGCTAATCTTAGTTTGCCTAACCTGGGCATTCTATTTAGTCCAACAAGTTAAAAAAACACGCTCAGCCGAGAAACGAGCAGAAGCAGCCAGTCAAGCTAAAACACAGTTCATCACCACATTGAACCATGAAATACGCAATCCTTTAAATGCTATAATCGGTCTTCAAGAAATTGCGCTTGAGCGAAGCAAAAATGAAAAGAAAACAACACATATTTTAGAAACTGCGAATGAGGCAGCCCAGAATCTCCTGCTGCTTTTGACCAACGTCTTAGACCTATCCCGCATCGAGTCAGGAAAACTCGAACCTACACTGCAAACTATAAACTTAAAGGAATTCCTACAAAAATCTACAAATATAGTAAGAAATCTAGCACAACAAAAGCGTCTTAATTTTACCACTTACATCAGCGAAAGCACCGACCTTCTCGTATTAATTGACAAAACTAGCCTCAACCAAATAATAGCAAACTTACTCAGCAATTCTATAAAATTCACCGAGATAGGAGAAGTAAGTATAGAAGCACATACATACATTCACAACGAGAAAACTTTTCTACGTCTAACCATCGCAGACACAGGAGTCGGAATCAACGAAGAGGACCAGAAAAAGTTATTCCAGCCCTTCAGTCAAGTTGGAGAAAAGACACAAGCTCACTTATTCGGAAGCGGGCTAGGCTTAAGCATAACTCAAAAACTATTAGGTCTCATGGGTGGTCAACTAAGCTTAAGCAGCAAAGAAGGTGTAGGAACAAGCTTCACTGTGAGACTACCGTTATCCTTGGTAACCGTGCCCCCCTCCCTTCAAAGCATAAAGACTCCAAAAGAAAACACTGAGCCACTGTCAGTTCTAATTGCAGAGGACCATCCATTTAATCGCTTAGCTTTACAAATGCAACTTGAAAAACTAGGCCACTCAGTTCAAACTGCCAACAATGGTAATGATGCATGGAAACATTGGAGACCAGGTAAATTTAACATAATCATAACAGATAATGAAATGCCGACTTCCAGCGGATCGGACCTAATTGAAAAAGTCAGAAAGGAAGAGCAGCGCTCTGCTTCCACCCCAAGCTATATTATTGTTTTAACAGCAAGTGCCGAGAAAGATATGACTAACTTCTTTCTCTCACGAGGAGCGGATGCTGTTCTCTATAAACCTGCCACGACAGCCCAGCTAGAATCCGCGATTTTAAATTACAAATTAGACCCAAAATGAACAGTGGAAATGAACAATAAAATTACCTATGAAAATCAATCACATGCAGAGAGTACGGCTTTCAGGTGTTTCTCATATGCTATCCGCTGAAGCCGTTCCGCAAGTAATGTACGAACCTTGGTTTGCAAATCAGCATTTTTTTCAGTCGCGCAGTTGCCCAAATGGGTTCGGCCACCACCGGGAGGCGACACGGCCACCACCGGCACCTCTATACGCACCGTACGCGGCTCAAGCTCGCCCTGAGCAGCGGCGCCCCCCCCAGCACAACCATCACCAATATCAGCACCAACCTCATAGTCCCAACTCCTGATCGATGAGCGCATCGGCTGCCAAACACTGATCACCAGCGGAGCGCTCACGCAACAGGCGCTGTGCCGCGGCATACTGCTCCGCGGCCTGCTGCCGTCCCCGCTCCACCGCCTGGGCTGCATCCCTGGCGCGCTGCTCACCAGCCTGACGCAGCGCGGCAATCTACCTGCCCTGCTCCGCCACTGCGGCCTCCAGGCTTCCCCTGGCGGCGCGGCAGGCGACCAAATCCGCCCGCGGAGCATCGAGCTGCGGCCGGTAGTGCCGCGCGCCAATCCAGACACCGCCAGCAGCGCCGAGGCCGACCAGCAGCAGGCAGGCCAGCGCGACCGAGAACGCACGGGCGGAGATCACGACAGCACCCTCTTCGCCCACTCCCACAGCGCCAGGCGCTCCGCCTGACAATTCATGCCGCCGTTAATCGTCCGGGTAATAAGTGCAAAGCTGCCCGAATCGGCCAGATCGTTGAGCCCATGCGCCGCCCACCACCAGGCGCTCGACCTGGCCGCGTGCTCGGGCTGCTCCAGCAACTCGGGCTCAGCCTCCAGCGGCAGGCCGAGGCCGGCCCCGGCAGCCCGGTAGTTCTTACGGCCGGTGATTTGCAGCAACCCTCGACCGCGGAACCGCCAGCCGTCGCCGGAGGCCTCATCGCCGTTCCCGGTGCGCGATGCGTAGGCATTGGTGGCGATCGCCTGCGGATTGCGCGCCAGGCGCTGCGCCAGGGCGTTGGGCTGGCCATCGGCACCGAGGTACCGGCTCGGCCAGGTCGCAGCCAAGCCGCGGGCGCTATAGTTAAGGTTCTCAACCAACTGGGTCAGGTGGGCGCTCTCGTGCCCGACTTGGGCGAGGAACGCGGCGACCCGCACCGGCGAGGTAATGCCGAAGCGCCCCATGGCAGCATTCAGTGCGGGCACAAAAAAGCCGGCGTGATGGCCGGCGTTGGGAAGTATCTGCAGCAACTGCTGCTCGGTAATCAGCATCGGTGCTCTCCCGAGGCACCAAGAAAAGCCCGCAAGCCTTTGACTTTGCGGGTTTTTTCGTTTCTGGTGGCGTAAATTTGGCGTAGCTTGTAAATAGCCGGCCGGCGCGCAGGTTATATCCCGCCAAACAGACCGCCGAGGGCGGCAGGCTCCCAGTTCATGTTCAGCAGTTCGCCAGTGACCTCGGCCGAGCCTTGCCGCTGGTTGGTGTTGCTGTAGCGGATATCCAGGCGCTCCATATGGAAGCCTTCGAACACTCGGCGGATATCTGGATGGTCATTGATGCTGACCATCACCTTCCCCTTGCAGCGGCGCATAAAGTCGGCCATCCGCTCGTACTCATCGAACGGGAAGTCCACGCCGTAGCCCTCGGTCTGCCAGTACGGCGGGTCCATGTAATGAAAGGTGTGCGGGCGATCGTAGCGCTCAACGCACTCAAGCCACGGCAGATTCTCAACATAGGTTCCCGACAGCCGCTGCCATGCAGCTGACAGGTTTTCCTCGATGCGCAGGAGGTTGACGGCCGGGCCGGTTGTCGCGGTGCCGAACGTTTGCCCGCTGACCTTACCGCCGAAAGCATGGTGCTGCAGGTAGAAGAAACGAGCGGCCCTCTGAATGTCGGTCAACGTCTCTGGTCGTGTCATCTTCTGCCACTCGAATACCTGACGCGACGAGATCGCCCACTTGAACTGGCGCACGAACTCCTCAAGGTGATGCTTCACCACCCGATAGAGGCACACGACATCGCCGTTCAAGTCGTTCAGCACCTCAGTCTGAGCAGGAACTGGACGCAGAAAGTACAACGCCGCACCACCGGCGAAGGCCTCGACATAGCACTCATGGGGCGGGAAGAGAGGGATCAGACGGTCGGCAAGGCGCCGCTTTCCGCCCATCCAGGGGAAAACAGGACTGGTCATATTGCAAGCCTTTACTGTATGAATAAACAGGTGTTAGGCTCCGCTCGCTTCGTGCACGAGGCAGGAGCCTGGGCTGGGCTTGCAGGGTAGGTCTGCAGGTTCAGCGACCGCGACGATGTGACAGCACCGTTGCGGTCGCTCCTTCTATTTGCACGCCGCCACGGCGGCCTTGAGTTCCTCCTCGTATCCGATCCTCTGGCGGCGCTCCGCTAGCAACGCACGCACCTTCGTTTGCAGGTCGTCGCTTTTCATCAGCACCGCCGTGGCCCACACCGGCTCTGCGATCTCCGGTGCACGACACGGCACCGCAACCGGAACCTCCACTCGCACCGTGCGCGGCTCGGCTTCCTGCCGTCCGGCGCATCCCGCCAGCGCAGCCATCACTAGCATCAGCACCACCTTCATAGACCCAACTCCTGATCAACGACCGCCTCGGCGGCCGCACACTCCTCGCCGGCGGTTCGCTGACTCAGCAGGCGATTGGCTGCTGCATACTGCTCGGCGGCCTGCTGTCGTCCCTGCTCCAGCGCATGGGCTGCCTCCCTGGCCCGCTGTTCGCCGGCCAGTCGCAGCGCTGCGACCTGCCTGCCCTGCTCCACTACTGCGGATTCCAACTCTCCCCGGGCGGCACGGCAGGCGACCAGATCTGCCAATGCGGCATCGAGCTGTGGCCGGTAGTGCCGCGCGCCGAGCCAGACACCGCCGGCGGCGCCGAGGCCGACCAGCACCAGGCAGGCCAGCGCGATCGAGATCACGCGGGCCGAGATCACGACAGCACCCTCTTCGCCCGCTCCCACAGCGCCAGGCGCTCGGCCTGGCCGTTCGTGCCGCCGTTAATGCGCCGAGTGATGGCGGCGAACTCGCCCCGGTCGGCCAAATCGTTGAGGCCGTGACTGGCCCACCACCAGGCTGCGGACAGCGCCGCCCACTCCGGTTGCTCAAGCAGTTCCGGCTCCGCTTCCAGCGGCTGGCCCAGCCCGGCGCCGGCAGCGCGGTAGTTCGACCGGCCGGTGACCTGTAGCAGCCCGCGCCCGCGGTACCGCCAGCCGTCGCCGGACGCCTCGTCTCCGTTGCCATTGCGCGAGGCATAGGTGTGGTTCGCGATAGCCTGCGGATGCCGCGCCAGGTTCAGAGCCAGAGCGTTCGGCTTGCCGTCGGCGCCGCGGTACCGACTCGGCCAGATCGCCGCCAGACCACGCGCGCTGTAGTTGAGGTTCTCCACCAGCCGGGTCAACTGGGCGCTCTCGTGCCCGATCTGCGCCAGGAACGCCGCCGCGCGCACCGGCGAAGTGATGCCGAAGCGAGTCATCCCGCGGTTCAGCGCACCAACAAAAACGCCGGCTTGCGGGCCGGCGTTCGGAAATATCTGCAGCAGCTGCTGCTCGGTAATCAGCATCGGTACTCTCCAGTAACGTTAATGCTCTGCTATCGGTAGGCGTGAAGGGGTTCCGGTTTGCTATCGTTCGCTTGCCAGGTAGGAGGCGAACCACGATGAATAAACGGGTGTTGCCGGGGCTGCGCGCCCATGTTGATCAGCTCTTGGGCGATGGCTGGTGGATCTCCGCACGCGATCCGCTCACTTTGAAACGCGGGTCCGACCGCCTGCAGTGCCTGGACGGCATGCTGGTCGGCTCAGCTCAGTCAGACCTCGATATCGAACTGGGGGAGCTGCGGCGCCGGCCCGGTCACCAGGCCATCGCTGATGAACGCCATCTGCCCGGCCGGCACCGCCGTGCCCCGAGCCGCGATCACAACGTTGTTTCGCAGGCGGACGCGGCAGGTGCCGGCGCCCTCGTCGACATCGATCACCTCCCCCACCGTGCGCGCGCCGCCCGGTAAGAGCCCGATGAACCGACGCCAGGGATTGACCGTCGCCATCAGGAACCTCCCGGATAGTGGCGCTCGATGCGCAGGGTCTGCCACACGCGGCTAGCCCCTACCCCCTCGGCCGAGATATCGGTGGCCAGGCAGAGCCCGCGCCAGGTCGCCTGTTCGTCCCTCACCTCGACCAACATGCCCGGCTGCACCAGGCCCGGTACCCCATCATCCTTCTGGAACAGCGGGATACGCCGCGTCTCGATCGCCTGGTTGCCGCCCTTCGACAACTCGCAGATCCCGCGCGAGCGTGCCACCTCGGTGCCGGTCATCCAGTCCTCCATAACATCAGGCGCCGACTCCTCGCCGGCGGTACCGGCGCGCCGCACCTGCACGCTGACGCCGTAGCTGGTACCGCTGACGTAGACGAAATTCCATGCCGGCTGGGGACTCCACTCGCTGCCCCACTCGGCGACGATGGCGGCCGGGATGATCCGGTCGGGAATCGCGGTGCCCCAGTACCAGGTCGCCTCACGATACCGCGGCAGGATCGTCACCGAGTCGTCCATCAGGCCCGGCCGGACGATGCCGCCGGCGACCTCGGCCAGCTTGACGATGACCTGCATCGGCGTCTGATCCTGGTAGCTGAAGGCGCCGGCCGGCAGCGTCCAGTCCGGCGGCCCCATGTTCTCGACGTCCCAGGACACTGAAAAGCCGGTGTACTGCAACTGGTCGTCGACAACCTGACGTGCGTTCAGCGGCGCCGTGTTCACCGCGCTGCGCTTCGGCGCATAGGGCGCGTCCAGCAGTTGGGTGCGGCTCGCGCCGCTGATGGTGTAGCGCTCGCTCGGATGCTTGCCGCTGCCGCTGTAACGCTCGACCAGAAACCGCCAGGTCCAGCCGTTGATCTCCAGCTCTACCGTCTTCGGCCCGTTGGCATCCGGCGCCGCCAGGTCCAGCGAGGTGCGACCGAAGAGGTCAGCCGAGAACGACCAGGCGAACGAGTCGATATCCAGGCCGATGCGAATGCTGGTCGCATCCAGCGGCGTGCGACTCGGCAGCACCACCAGGGTGACCGTGTTTCCTATCATGTAGGTCTCCAGTATCTCGGGCTCGGCGGGTGGATCTATCGGTACCACCGGCCCCGGATAGTCGGGGTAGACAATGCCCGTCGGCACCGGATCGGTCGGCCGCCCCCATGCCCAGGGAATCCGCCGCAACGCATCGAAGCGGGCCGGACTGCCGTAGCTGCTGCGCGCCCCGGCGTCCACCGGCCGGATACCACGGACCGGCGCCACGTAGCGGAAATCGAAGAACACGACGGGCGTGTTTGCTGGGGTGTAGCGGGTCGGGCCGAAATTGAAGTCGAGCAGGCCGGTCGGGATGTAGAGACTGGCACGCCTCTCCGAGAGCGCATCGCGGAAGCGGTCGAACTCGGCCGAGCTCCGCCAGCCGGGCGGACGGCCGGCGTCCTTGGGCGACGGGCGCGGGTTGTAGATCAGCGACAGGCGCCGATCACGCGGGCGCAGCGTCCGATCCCAGCCTAGCTCTCTCTCCACGTCCAGCACCCGGGTGCTGTCCCAAGCGCTGCGGGCTGCCGCGTTGCGCTGCTCGGCGTGCTCCCAGCCACTCCCCCAGCCCGCATCACGCACCGGTACACCGGACCAGCCACTGGCGCAACGCCGTGCCAGTGGTCGGCCAGAGCCCCACAGCCCGCCGCTACGCGCATCGGCAAGCACCAGGCGCTGCCAGCGCAGCGGGACGGCGCGCACGGAAAGCGGCGCCGCCCTCTGCCAGGGGGCGCCGAAACTCGCATTGATCATAGAGCCTCGACAGGAAAGGGCCCGTGGCTAAGCGGGCGGTAGTAACGCGTCGCCTGCAGACGGGCCGTGCCGACCTGGCGGCTGGGGTTGTCGCCCTCGATCGGCCACCACTCCGGCTCAGCCACCGGCAACACCCCGGCCTCGGTCACCTCGTAGAGCCAGCCAGAGAAGATCGTCGGACGCACGCGCTGGCCCAGGCTGACGGCGAGACGCGGCTCGAACACCGCGCCCCAGTCATCCAGCCCCATCGCGTAAGTGGTCCCGCCGGCCGTCACCTCCAGAGCGATCTCGGCGCGCCCGGACTCGGCCGTCTGCCCCACGCCGGCCACCCGCCATTCGCCATTCGCCATCAAGCTTGCGCTCGATGACCACCACCCAGCGCGAGGCCGCACCGCCGTCGACCGTGACGACCGCTCGCACCTTCGCCGGGTCGGTCGGATCTCGACCGCCCGAGCCTTCGGTCAGGTCATAGGACAGCAGGCGCGTATCGGCATCGAGGACCGGCCAGCGGATGATCCCCAGGCGCGGGTCGCCTTCGTCGGTGACCTGGATCACGAACTGTCCGCGCAGGCCCGATGCCTCGAAGCGCTGTACCGTCTCGCCCTCGTAGACCTGGAAGGTCGCCGTCATCGCGGTCGCGGTGACCACCGCCCCGCGATACAGCGTGGCGATCTTGCGCGCCGGAGTCTCCTCCCCTTCGCGGGTGACCTTCACGGCGAGGTTCTGGTAGATCGCCTGCCCGGCCCCCGACCAGGCGACTGCCACCGGCGGGCAAAGGGTCTTCGGCCCAATGCCGAACCGCTGCAGCCAGGTATCGGGCCGGACCTGGACCGGCGGCACCACCTGCAGCATCAGCGCGCTCATGCTGGCCACCACGCCGGATCCACAGACAGGAACCAGAGCCCCCAGCGGTCCATATGCACATGGTAGGTCTTGCCATCCATCTGGACTGCCTCCGCCACCGCCGTTGCGCCCAGGGACAACCCCAGCCGCTCCAGCAGGTGTCCGTGGCGGTAATGGCCCAGGATCGGGTCGAAACACACACCCTTCAGGCGGCCGACGTAGTTCGCGCCATTCGTCACATAGGGCTGCTGCATCCGCCAATAGGGTGGATTCTCTCCCTCCGTCCGGTCGTAGTAGGTGCTCTGATACTGCATCTGGTCCATCAGCGCTCCCACGCTGGGACCGCCACCCTGGATGATCTCTCCCGAGCGCTGGTCACGCAGCGAACTGAAGCCACTCCCGAAGGACCAGTTTCGGCTGTACCCCGTTGTGTTCTGGTAACCCTGGGCACCGCCGACGGCAATAAACCCCTGAACGCCGGAGGCGCCGCTGAAGCTCTCGTACTGCCCGACGTAGAGGCCGAGCTGGTACGCCTCGCTCGTGTTTTCGTAACCGGTGGATTGGAGGACGCAGAAGATGAACGTCTCGGCGTCCGCACAGATCTGCCAGTACGTCGCATGGTTCCAGTACATGTACCCCAGGTAGATGACATGAGCGTCATTGCTGGTGGGATTGGTGTCCGCCGACCAGGTACGTGACCGCGTATTGACGCCCTTTGGGAGCGGAGTGCTGATATCCAGCATGCCCTCATGCACATAGACTGCGATGTAGTCGTTGACGCTGCCGCTACCGGTTAAGTGCCTGTAGAACGTCACCTGCGCGCAATTGGACGCCGGGGCCAGGGTGATGGCGGTGTCGAACTCGCTTACGACGGTCCACCCTGCCGGTGGCTTGTTGCCGTAGCCATCGACCAGAGCCGCGCGCAAGTAGCTCTTGAACTTCTGGAACGGCGTCACCGCCGACGGGAAGAGCGCCGGCGGTGCGCCGGCGTCCCGATAGCTGTACTGTCGAGCGGTCATCAGTCCGCGTCTCCTCTGATCTGCAGGTGGAACTCATCGTCCTCGACGGTGCCCTTGCCACTCAGCACCGTCCGCACGATCCACATCGGCCCCAGGCACGAGTCGGTGTTGAAGCGCACCGCGTTGCCGGCCGCCCAGCCACTGCCCCAGCCTTCCTTGCGGATGGTGAAGTACGGCGTGTTCGTCTCCGGGTTGATCGGCGCCGTGTCGGTGGTGGTAGTGCCGTTGGCGATGACCCCCAGCTTCTCCTCCACCACGCTGAAACTGGTCGAGGAGTTGAACACCAGCGCCCACTTCGCATCGATCGCACCGCGGTTGGCGATCAGCGGTGGATAAGCGAGGCTGTTGTAGTTGGCGGTGGTCCCGTCGCCCTTGGGCTCGTCGGTCCAGTTCGGCGAGCCGATATCCCAGGTCCGCTGGGTGAACCAGTGGTGCAGCCGCGCCTGCAGGTCGCCCCAGCTCAGCGCACTGGACGCCAGCGTTTCGCCCGCCGGCAGATCCCAGGGCAGCGGCGAGGAGATTCCCAACTCGCCGTTCACTTGGACCTCGGTGCAGAGGGTCATGTGCTCGACCCGGTCACGCACCACCAGCGGCAGGGTCAGCGGGTTGCCCTCGGCATCCTGCAGGACCAGCGGGTTGGCCCAGGTCACCCGGCCGCGTTCCAGGTCGACGCTGTAGCCCGCCGAGGCCAGTTCCACCGCGTTGGCGTCCACCACCTTGATCTCGGCCTGCTGGTCGCGGCCGAGCTGCAGCACGCCCCCGGCTTGAGGACTCGGCACCGTGGTCTCGGCGGTATGGGCAACCACCATCACGTCGCCCTCGCGGAACACTGGCACCCGCCCGTCCGCCGGCAGTCGCACCGGGTCCAGGCCCAGCAGGGTTGCGTCCAGCGGCAGCGAGGTGAAGACGACCGCGTTGTAGCGCAGCAGCAGCGGAATCACCGGGATATCGCTGGCCCCGGTGGTGTCCTCCAGGTTGCTGGTGAAGCGCAGCCGGACGATGCCGGTCACGATATCGACGCTGCCCTTGATCACCGCGCCGTTGAGCTTGCCGTTCGCGTCCGCCGTGGTGGTCACGATCTGCGCGGTATCCAGGCGAACCGCCGTCACCTGCAGGCTCGCAGAACGCAGCGGCGCCCCCGGCGTGCGGAAGGTCATGCTGGTGACGCTGAAGCCGGCGTTGGTGGTCAGACAGGCCAGCAGCGTGACCGTCGGCGCCGCCCCCGAGCCATAGGTATTCAGCGTCGCGGTACGGCCGGCGTAGTCCACCGAGCCGACGGCGATGCCGGCGTTGGTGCTGCTGTTGATGTTCTTGTAGAGCACACCGGAGCGGTCGACGTAGACCTCGCCGGCCCAGGTGAACACCAGCGAGCCCGGCAGTATCGGCTCGGCCACACCAGGCAACAGGTCCAGGGTCACCGGAGCGACGGTCTGCGAATCGGTCTGCTCGCCGTACTCGACGCCGCGGCTCTGCGCGCGCACGCTCAGCGTGCCGCCGAACCCCTCCAGCAACGTGGTATCGGTGGCCACCAGACGCAGCTTCTTCATACCGAAGTTGTCGACCGTGTCGGTGTAGTAGGTGTACTCCTTGAACACGTAGTTGCCGGCCACCTTCAGGCTGAACTCGCCGGTCTCGTAGTTGATCGTCCCGGCGCGCCCGGCCCAGCCGCCGGCGGCGTCGTCGGTCACCGAGTTGTCCACGGTGATCTCCGATTCGAAGATCGGCAGCGCCCCGGTGCCCATGTCCGCACCGAGGGTCGGTGCCGCCTGGCGACGCTTGGTGATCCACGATAGGCGCACGCTGCCCGCCTTGAGCGGCGCCCCGGGGAGAATGCCGATGCACATGCCGGTGCTGTCGGAGGTCACCGCCAGCGGGCTGTCGGTCACGCTGCCCTGCTGGTAGGTATGCACGATCCCACTCCCGGCATCCGGGGTGGCGCTCAATTCCATGCTGACCTTGCCGTCGGCATAGTTGATCTGGCCGCTGCCACCGGTACCGCTGAGCGAGCCGTTGCCGTTATCGAGTACGGCGCGCTCTACCCCGCCGACCTTGAACGTCGCCTTGTAGGAGCCGGGCAACAACCCCTGGTGCGGCAACGTCCGGTTGATCCGCGCGCGCGCCTGCACGCTGGTGCCGGTGCGCTGGGTCAGCGCCGCATCGTTCTGCCCCACGTAGGCGTAGATCAGCGAACTCCCCACGTCCGGCAGCGCGCTCAGGGTGATGGATACCGAGCCGGTCGCGAAGTCCACCGTGCCGGTGCCTTCCCCGGCCAATTCGCCGTTGCCCTGGTCGCGGATCTCCTGCCACTTGCCCAAGGCGAGAAACGAGACCACCAGGGTGCCCGGCTGGGGCGGCGCTTCGGACAGCGACAGGGTGTAGACGAAGCCGCGGTTGCCCAGTTCGATAGGGATCTCCCCGGTCACCGCTTCGCCCGTCGCCGCCGCGGCCGGCTGGTAGGTGGCGCTCGCTGTCCCGCTCCAGCCGCTGCCGGAGGCCGCCATCTCAATTGCACCGCTCTCGTAGTCGACGGTACCGCTTGCAATCCAGTTCGAACCGCTGATGTAGCGCAGGCCGCCCTTGCGGTCGTCGGCGAACACACCGCCGCCGGCGCTCAGCGACAGCGAACCCGGCGCGCAGCCGGTGCCGAGGAACGTCCGCGACCTGCCGCTGCCGATATTCGCGACGCTCAGGTTGACCGTCCGCGCCGGCCCGGCCGCGGCGAACAGGCGCCGCTGATAGCCGGCCAGTTGGTCGACCAGCGCGTTTTCCCGGGTGGTACTGGGCACCAGTTGGGAATAGACCGACTTGACCCGCAGGCTCAGCGCGCCGCGGCTGACGGCCTCGGCCAGGGGGCTGATGCCGTAGTACCGCGCGGCATCGGCGACCTGGGTGCTGAGCACCTGGCTTTTCGGGCTGGTGGTACCGCCTGGAGTCACCTGGCCGCCGGGGAAGGTCGCGCCCAGTGGTGCGCTGATCGACAGGTCCAGCCGGCGCCGGGTGAAGTTCACGAAGTTGCCGTTGCCGTAGTCGTGGGCGAACTGTTCGAGCCGCGCCTCGACGTCGGTGATGCGGACATACTGCGAGCGCGACTCGAACACCAACTGATAGACCTCGCCAATCTCGGGTAGCCGCTGTTCTTCGCGCTGCACGCAAGCGATGGCGCGCTGGCCCTGCAACTGGTTGCCCAGCAGTTCGAACGAGGCGGACACGGCCGGCACCACGAAGGACTCGATGGCGTTGCGCGCGTCGCGGCGCTCGTCGGTCTGGCTACCGGTGTTGAACAGCAGCACCGAGACACGCGGATCGGCCGGCGCCCGCGTGACGATGGCATGAGCGCCCAGGTACGGCTCGGCGCTGTTCGAGCTGATGCCGGCGAAGGCCTTGCGCAGGTTGATCCGGCCGATGGTCCGGTCCAGGCGCGAGATATCGGGAAACAGGTTGTTGATCTCGCGATCCACCACGGCCTGCCCGGTGGCACGGCCGCCGCCGTCGTCCTCATCGGTGAGGCGCTGGGATTTCAGCAGCTTTACATCATCGACGGTGATCGTCATGGAACACTCCAGCCAGAAAAGAAAACCCCGCCGAGGCGGGGTGTGGGATCAAGGGTCGGGGGTGGGCGGTGCCGAGGGCGGCGCTACGGTGAGCAGTCGCAACGTCACCAGGTAGTCGGCGTCCGGACCGGGGTTGACCTCGCGGAACAGCGGTTCGGCTTCCAGCGGCGTCCCTTCGGCGCGGTTGAAGATCACCGAGAATTCGCGGCCGTCTGGTAGCACCAGCGGCATGACCCGCAGGCGCTGGTCGCGCAGCACCTCCAGTTGGCGCACGACCCACAGCGGCGTCCATACCCCTCCCCCGGAGCGCAGTGTGATCGGGCGGCCATGCAGCTTGGTGCCTTCCTGCACCAGCAGCGCGCCGGTCAGGGAGCGTTCCTGCTCTTGTGCCACCGCATCCCAGGTGAACTCGTCCACCCATTCGAACTGGTCGCCCAGTTCCACCGCATCGAGCCTCATCGGCCGGTCCTCATGCTGGCCTGCTCGAGCACGCCGAGCAGGTTGGTTTCGTCCTGTTCGCTGGCCACCGCCACGTCAACGGCTCCCCGCGCCGTCTCGAAACGAACGACCCGGGGCGGAGGACTCGAAGCCGGCGGCGAGGCAGGCGGCGCCGCGGCGGCCTTGGCGGCGTTCTGCTCGTCCACCCGCTTCTGCTGCTCCTCTCGCTGCCGCTTGGCATCCGTCTCGGCCTGGATCTGCTGCAGGGTGGCCAGCGCCGTCATCAGGTTCTGCACCGCGTTCATGTCGCCGCTGCCCTGGGCCTCGGCCAGTTGCTGCTGCAACTCGGCCTTGCGGCTGTTGAACCGGCTACGATCCACGGCTTCCTGCTCGCCGCGCAGCCCCGCCAGTTCCTCACGCAGACTGACCAGCGTCGACTTCGAGCCCTCCTTGAGCTGCTGGATCTTCTGATTGGCCGCCTCGATTGCGCTCTCCAGTTGCCGCATGTCCGAATCGTTCAGCAGGCTGAGGCCATTTCGAGCGCCCTTGGCCGCCGACACGAAGTCGCCCAGCTTCATGGTCCCGCGCTCGTAGTCGTCCATCAGGCTCTGCAGGCTGCGCTTCTGCTCCAGGTACGCAGCCTGGATCTCCAGGCTGGCCCGCTGGGTATCCATCGCCCAGCGCCCGAAACCGCTCATGCCCACGCCCGACTCGGCCTTGATCCGGGCCAGTTGCTCACTGACCTTGGCCAGCGAGCGCGACGTGGCGTCCAGGCTGCTGGTGTCGATGCTGAGATCGACGGTGGAGATCCCACGCATCGCGTCGAAGGCATTCAGCGCTTCCTGGCTCAACTGCGCAACGCCCTGCCGCGCGGTGCTCAACACTCCACCGAAGAACCCTTCGAAGGCGCCCATGTCGTCCTTCGTCGACGCTACTCCCTTGCGGGTCGCCTCCATCGATTCGCCGATGGCCTTGCGCTGGTCCGAGAGCGATTTGGCCGCCTTGTCCGAGGACTCCGCAACCGCCTGCATACCCTTGGCGCCCTCCTCGCCGGCCGCCTTCAGTTCCTTGACCTTGGCGGACAGCTTGGTCTGTTCCTGGTTGAACTCCCGCGCACTGATCGTGCCGTCGTTGTACAACCGGCCCAGCGCCGTCCGGATGTTCTGGATATCGACCGTGGTCTTCGCGCTGCTGATCGCGTCCTGGACCTGCTTCAGGTTCTCCAGGCCGGTACTGAGGTCAGACACCCCCAGGGCGGCGCCGCTGGCGGTCGACTTCAGTTCGGTCAGCTTCGCGTTGAGGACACCGGCGCCGTTCGCATACTCCTGCTGGCTCAGCGTGCCAGCCTGGTAGGCCTTGAGCATTTCCCCCTGCAGGGCGGTCAGTTGCTCGGTGGTCTTGGCCGCGCTGATCTGGTCCAGGGCATTCTGCAGGCTGGTCACCGCCTGCACCGACTCGGCGGCCGCGCTCTTCGCACCGGCCTTCAGGTCGGTGAAGGTGTCGGTGATCGCCTGGCTCTGCTGCTGTGCGGCGGAGGCGGTAGCCGTGGTGCTGGTGTCCCAGGCATCCGCGATATCCTGCGCGTCCTGCTGGATCTGCTGGCGAAAACCCTCGCTCATGCTGCTGAGCAGGTCGTGGACGCCGGCGACGGAACTGCGGAGGCGCTCCCCACCCAGCGCCGCCGGGATCTTCTCCGCCACCTTCTCGATGCCGGCGACCATCAGCGACAGGGTGCCGGTCCAGGCCAGGGCGATAGCGCTGATGCCCGAGGTGACACCGTTGAACAACGTCCGGAACGGCGCGATGAACAGTTGCACCCGCGAGGCCATGTCGTCCAGCTGGGTGCTGAAGCTGCTAAGCCAGGCCGAGGTCTTGTCGATCAGGGTGCCGAAATCGACGTCGGCCAGGCGCTTGATGAAGCGCTCGACCCATTCCGAGCCCTGGACGAAGGCATCCGACAGCCCCTTGGCCAGCGTGTCGAGGCGCCCGTCCTGGTCCATCTGCGCGATGGTATCGCCCAGTTCCTTCAGCTTGTTCTTGACGTGGTCCAGCGCGCCGGCGTTGGCAATGCGGTTGAGAAAGTCGGCCGCAGTGTCGCCGAGGTTGCTGACCAGACCGGTCAGGGTGCTCATGGCCTTCGCAGCGGCCCCTTCGGAGCTGCGCCCCATTTCGTCGACCAGCGCCTTGATGACGTCCCGGCCAAGCTTGCCCTTGCTCGCCAGATCCTGCAGTTGCGCGGCATTCTTGCCGGTGACCTTGGCCAGCATGTCCCACACCGGCACGCCACGCTCGACCAGCTGCAGGATCTCCTCGGTCTGCAGCTTCTGCTTCGCCCAGGCCTGGCCGACTGCCGTCGTGATGCCCTCCAGGCGCTCCATGCCGCCACCCAGCTTCTCCGACTGGTCCTCGATCGCTTTCAGCGACCCGTCCATCGGGTCCAGGCCGTAGGCCTTCAGCAGCGCGAAGGCGTCGGTGACGTCGCCCAACTGAAGCGGCGTGTCCTTGGCAAAGGTCTTGATCCAGGCGGTTGCCCGCTCACCCTCGGCAACCGAGCCCATCAGCGACGTAAGCCGATTCTGCAGGTTCTCGAACTGGTCGCCGGTGGTCAGCATCGAGACGATGCCATCACGCACCAGGCCGATTCCACTGCGCACCAGGTTCAGCGCCGCCTGGATGCCGACGAAGGCCGCGGCGTAAGCGGCTGCCTGGCGAACGCCGGACGACATGGCCTCGCGCAGCGCCGTCACGCGCGAGGTGTGGCCAGCAGCCTCCCGCGCCGCTCGCATCTGCGCACGTTCCAGCTCGCGGATCTCGCGGCTGTTCTGCGCGATGCTCTCGCGGGTGTTGTCGACCACCGACGCCAGCCGCCGCTCCTCGTTGGCAAGCTGCCCGGTATCCACGCCCGCCGCCCGCGCCGCACGTTGCTGCTCGGCGTGCCGAGCGGTCAGTTGGTCAAGGGTCCGACGCAGACCCGCTGCGTCACGCTCCGCGATCTGCAGGGACACGGCCAGGCCCCGGCTCCCGGGGTTGCGGTCCAACGTCTCGCGCAGGTCCGCAATGGTACGGTCCACCCGCTGCACCGACGTCTGCGTCTGCGCAATGGCGCGCTCAGTAGTTCCGAGCGCGGTCACCAGGCCGCGGGCCCCCTTCGCATCGTCCAACTGCCGGTTCAGGTTCGCCGCTGTGGTGCGCAGCCCTTCCAGCGCCTCGGTCGACTGCTGGGCGGCGGGCGACAGTTCGTCCCGGCCGCGAAGAACGAACTGGATCAGGCGCTGCACTGGGCTCGCCATAAGAATCTCCGGACAATAAAAAACCCGCCATATGGCGGGTTAAGATCAGAACTGGTTATTACTAGCTAACTCTCTTGAACCACAAAAAACCACACCCCACCAAGAGACCTCTGAGTGACACACCTTCGGCCCAGCAGAGAAACCACGACCTTACTTACAAGCCATTTAAAAGAACCTCCAGCACGGAAACACTGGAGGCTCTATAAAGGCTTAATCTATTAGAAATCAGCCTTCGCGAACGAGAGTCGCTGCGGTATCCATTGCTGAGCCTGCGAACCGTTGAACTCGTAGAGCCAGATAGGATTTCCATCCTTGACTACACGGTCCTGGTTGTCAATGCAAAGTCCCGGTTCCGGGACGCTCAAAATATAGAGCGGTTTCGTGACCATATCGAAGCGCTGACTCTGAGCACCAGTTTTCACAACAGCCAGCGTTAGCAGGGTTTGTGAAGAGAGATTCTCACCCTGCGGGTCAATCGCAAGCTGACCGCCGCTAGAGTTCAGGGTTATAACCCCCGAGTCCTGATCGACATCCCAGAGGATGTAACGATAGGGCGTTCCCTTCGCTTTTCGCAATACCACCTTGGCGTTGGAATTTTCATCGGTAACTCCAAGCACATAGTCCTTATCTTGTGCGTATTGGAACAAATAAGTACCCATCTTCGATGCTCCTTGCATAGCGAATATCTATAGGTTATGTATTCGACAGGCGAGTCCGCTTAACCTTTTCCAGGCTCGCGCAATTAAATTTAGCAAGTTATAAAGGAGATATACCTACCAAAGTTAGCAGGCTTAACACTAAATAACTAGCAACCCGCATATATCCATTATCGCAATATAAACAAGAATATTTATTTCAATTCAAAATAGAGTTTTTATTACCCTGTTTATGCGGCCAAGTCCATTTGGCAGAACTTGGAAATGTCGGTCGCGGTCACGCGCGAATCTGCGAGCAGTTCCGCCGGGCCGGTGAGTTTGGCGTACTCCTGGCCCAGCACCGCCAGTTCCTGCAGGAGGCCGAACTTGACGCGGCGAGGACGCAGCGCGAACGGCTCGCCCGACTGCGCGTCGTTCAGGCCAGCGATGAACAGCTCCAGCTCCTTCTGCGAGCCGTTGAGCATATGCACCGCCCGGCTCGGGCGCGGCGTGTAGCTGACCTTGATGCCGGTTGCATCGATCTTGCCGCCGCTCAGCACCTGGATGCCGTGAGGTACCAGCAGGTAGTCCGTGCCCGGGGCCACCTCGACGTCCCCCGCGGTCTTCACCGTCACGGGCTTGGTCAGGTCCGGCAGGTACTTGAACGGGATCAACTCCAGCGCAACCCCCTGAGAGGTATGCGCCTCGTCGGTGATCGCGGCGGTGGGCGCCACCTGGATGGTGGAGCGCGTCACCAGGGCGACATTCTCGGCGGTCAGGTCGAACATTCCGATGGAGGACGTCACGTCGGTGACGCGCTCGCGGACGTTGCTGTTGCCGCCGCCTCCCATGTAGTTGGGCAGCGTCTTGCGGTCGGTGGCGAAGCTGATGTTGAAGGTGTCGCAGTTGCCGAGCGGCAGGAACGGTTCCTGCGATCCGTACAGGCGGGCATGGATGATGCCCTCGCCGATGAACGAGCGGTCGATGGTCTGGAGCATGGGGCTCTCCTGATGGGTTCGGGTGGGTTACTTCTGGTCGCCGCCGGTCGGCTCGGCGGTGGCTGCCGGAATCGGCGCCTTGGCCTTGGCCTCGGTGGCGTAGCCCTTGCCCAGGGCATGGGCAGCTACGGCGGCGGTAACGCTGATGGCGCCCTTCGACGCCGGGTAGTGGGTCGCGTCGAGCCCCTCGCGGTAGTTGAACGGCCTGGTAACGATGATCTCGGGCATGGAGCCCTCCGGAAATGTAGAGGCCGCCCGAAGGCGGCCTGGTGGATGGGTTACAACTGCTGCGAGTAGCTGACCTGCAGAGGGATGGCTCGATAGGCCCAGCGCCGGCCGGGCTCGGGCAGGCGCACAGCGGATGCCGGAAAATCGACACGCACCAGGCCGGGCACCGTCAGCCCGGCCTTGTGGCCCTTGAGCACCCGCTTGATCGCCAGGCGCGCCTCGCGCAACGCCTGGGCGGCGTCCCTGCCGCGCGCCATCGGGACGATGTTCACGGTCCACTCCTCCACGACACTGCCCGGCGACCGGTCTCGTTCCACGGTGTCCCCTTCCTGCAGGATGATCAGCCGTTCGGGCTCGTCGCTGTCCTCGGCGTCGAGCACCCCGGCCACCCAGTCCTCACGGACGGCGTCGCCGAACGCCGGTACCGCAGCCAGCAGGTCCAGCAGTTGGCCGATGACCGCGGTCTGTACATCGATCACGTCGCTCATTCGGGCACCACGTAGAAAGTGATCCAGTCGCCGTCGTCGGCATGGATGCCATCGATGCGCCAGACCTGGCCATCGGAATCGAGGAAAGCCCCCTTGCGATCAAGGGGCTGCAACTCGGCCTTGCGGCACGCAATGGTGCGGTACCGATCCAGGGCGCCGGCCTCCATGCGTTCCACACCTTCCTCGACGATCACCGCAGCATTGCCGACCTGCCGACCGGTGCGGTCCAGGTAGCCAAACTCACCATCGCCGAGGACGTCGGCGATGATCTCGTCCATGTCGGCGACCAGTTCAGAGAAACCCGCCACGGTCAGAGGGTCAGTTCGCGCACCGCCAACGGGCGAGTGCACAGGTGCAGCGGGTTCGATTGCGCTTCCCCAGCCACGCCTTTGTCGAAGGGCAGACGCTCAAGCTTGGCGTAGTACGGCAGGCCTTCGGTGTTGACGACCTCCATGTAGTCCGCCGGCGCAAAGGCGCTGATGAACAGGTCCGGAACCCCCTCCGGGACCAGTTGGGCACTGCCATCGTCCACGAACGGCTCCCCGTCATGCTTGCCGCGATAGCGCTCCCAGACCACGCCGCCGAACTCGAACGACTGGCGACGGTCACCCCGCAGTTGCGCCGCCTGCAGGGTGTTCAGGTAAGTGCCGCGCACTTTGGGGTGATCGATGAGCTTGGCCCAGAAGTTCTTGCCACAGAACGCTCGCGAACCGGTGCTGGTGACGTTGCCCAGCGCGTCGTCCTGCTCGTCCAGCAGGTCGGCCAGAATGCCGCTCAGATCACCCTCGGGGTTACCCAGCTCGAGCGATCGCGGCTTGGGCTTCCTCAGTCCGAAGGCCTGGTAGATATCCAGCAGTACCGTCGAACCGTCGGCATCAAGAATCTTGCCCTTGATGGCGCCGATGCGCTGATACTCGTGGGTCAGGTCCAACTGGCGGCGCGCTTTTTCCAGGCGCTTGGCCACGACCGCCTCGGCCGACTGCAGCTCGGTCCGGCTACCCACCGCACGGATGCCCTGGATCTCATCGGCGAGGATCTGGAACGTCTGCGGCAGGTGAACGGTGTTGAAAGGGACCAATTGACGCCTGTCACCGGTCACGACCTGGCCTACGCCGCCGCGGGCTTTCGCCTCCACCAGTTGCAGCGTGGTGCCGTCCTTTTCGATCTGCACCACCAGCGAGGACACACCCTGCTCCTCGAACAGGCCCAGCGCGGCGAGTTGCCCCGGCACCGGGTGATCGGTGTTGATCACCGCCAGCAGCGCCTCCACCGAGAACGCCTCATCTTCGAAAATGCTGATTTCAGCCATGTGAATACTCCAGAAATAAAAAACCCCGCGCAGGCGGGGCTTGAGGTGGTTGAGGGACGGAGGAGGATCAGGTGCGAAGGATGAGGCCCAGCGCCTTGAGGTCGGCCTCACCGGCGGCATCCAGGCCGGTCAGCAGGCTGGCGATCACTTCGGCATCACGGACCACGGCCACCGCCTTGACGTCGGCATCCGTGGCATCCACTGGACCGAACAGAATGCCGCCGGCCGCGCGACGGCCGTCATCGGCACCGTCGTCGTCGTAGGGCGTCCACTCGCCGAGCCCTGCCAGCACCTGCAGGTTGAAGCGATCACCCACCACGAAGTCGGTGGCCCCGTCGGAAAGGGTGAAGCCGATTCCGCCGCCGGTGAACGCCTGGCCGACTTGACCAGTGCCCACCTGGCGTCCCTGCGGGTCGACCACCTCGAACTTGCCGCCATTGGCTCCGGCCTCGGTGATTTCCAGCACGTAGGTGCCGCTGATGGCGGCGCTGGTCACCACGGTGGCACCGACCGTGCCGTCGCCGGTGTTCCCTGCCGCCGCGGTCGCGCTCAGCGCATTGGCGGCGGTGATGGGGGCGATCAAGGTACCCGCCACCAGCCGGCCGGAGCCGGCGGTGATGACGATGTTTTCGCGGCTGCGCGAGCCGTTGGCCTCCGACAGGAGGAACTCTCCGGCGTGAACGCCTTCGGTCTTGATGGTCATGCTTGCTTTCCTCCTTTCGAGGCATTGAGCCGGCGCTTCGCGTACACGTCGCTCGGCGCCGGGGGTTGGTAAGCCTTGTTCTGCGGCTGATCGTCCGTCGGTACGCGGTTGTCGATCTCCACCTGGGTGCTGCGCGCTACGATCTTGTCGTACAGCCGCAGACGGGCGCCGTCGGCATCCAGGCCCTCCTCGATGAGCGCCTTGGCCTCATCGGGCATTTTCGCGACGAGGCACACCGACCGGACGGCCTTCGCCCGGTCCAAGGCCGCGCGCACCGTCTCGCGATCTTTCAGGCCCGAGGCCTTGATCAGATACGCCGCGCAGTCGGCCAGACCGGCCTGGGCGCAGTCCGCCGTCAGCTCCGCAGCCAGTTCGGCCGACGTCGGGGCGGGGTCACCCGCCGGCTCCTGGCTGGCCAGCAGCCGGCGCGCCGCGTCGGGCGTGTTGCGATAGCGATTCAGCACCTTGCCCAGGCGTGCATTCATGCCGACCGGCTCGGCCGCGCCGAGCACCTCGTCCACGAACCCCTTGTCCTTCGCCTCGGGTGCGGTGAGCCAGGTTTCGTCGTCGATCATCCGGCGCAGTTCGGCGTCGTCGACATTCAGCGGCCGATGCTGGTAGCTCGCCACGATGCCCTCGAACGCCTGGTCCATCATGTCGGCGACCTTGCGCAGGTCTTCGCTGTCGCCTGCCGCGAAGGTCCAGGGGTTGTGGATCATGAACAGCGCGTTGTCGGCCATTTCGACCCGGTGCGCGCCGCAGGCCGCGACACTGCCCGCGCTGAAGCAGGCCCCGTCGATCCGGGCGGTGCAGCGCTCGCCCAGGGCCCGGAGCGCGTTGTGGATGGCGATGCCGTCGAAGAGGTCACCGCCGATGGTGTCAAAGTGGACCAGTACCGGAGAGGTGCCGTCGTCGACTGCTTTCAGGTCGCGGATGAAATCCGCGGAGGTGATGCCCCAAAAGCCGATTTCGCCGTAGATGTAGATCTCGATGGAGGCGGCCGAGCCGGTACCCTCAGCGCTCAGCGCCTTGACGCTGTACCAGTGCTCGGCCTGCAGATCCGGCGCGCCCTGCGCCTTGTTCTGGATGCGCGGATCGGCGAGCGTGCCTACGCCCAGCAGCGCCCACAGGGCGGCCAGCGCCAGGGGCTGTTCATTGCGTTTCTTCATGGGTGTCCCCTTGGTCTCTCACCGGTTGCCCGGTGTCGGTGGTGTAGTGCAGGTTCAGGCTGTCGGCCCGGGCGTTGTCCTGGGCGTTCTCCCGGTCGATCACCTCGGCGTCGTATCCGGTGCGTAGCGCATGCTCGCTCCGGCTGGCGAGGCCTCCGCCGATCTCCAGCAGCTTGCCCTGGACGTCCTGCACCGGATGGATGTAGGCCCAGCCCTGCGGGATCCAACGCGTGCGCAGGAACTCACGTCGCCGCGCCGGATAGTCCGGCAGGTTGACTGCTCCGCTGAGGTACGCGGTATCCAGCCACCACGCGCGCACCGGGCGGCAGAGCTGGTAGACGTACACGCTGAACTGAACCTGTTCGATCCGGCGCCGAAACTCGTTGAGCAGCACCCGCAAGGTGCGGTCGCTGATATCACCCATGTCGCCGGTGAGTAGCTCATACGGCAGGTCGACACCGACCGCCGCTGCCATCAGTTGCTGTCGCATGAAGTCGACGTAGGTGTTACCGGCGTCCGGCGGGTCGGAGAAAACCACCTCCTCCCCTTCCAACAGTTCCTGCATGGTCCCCGGCTCCAGGCCGACCATCGGCGTCCCGTCGCGATCCTGCGCAGGTGCCAGCCCGGTCGACGGATCGAAGATCGGCGACCCGTCCTGTCGAGGCCTGGTGATGAACCCGGCGAACAGGTTGGAAACTTCCTGCCTGAACAGCACCGCGTCGTCGTAGTTGTCCAGCGACTTCAGCCGCAGGAGAACCGGCGACAAGCGCGGCACACCGCGCAGCTGGCCACCCTCCAGCGGTTCGAAGATGTGCAGCACCTGGTCCGCCGGGATGCGGTTGAGCTGGTTGTAGCCGCGCCGGGGCGCTGCCGGATCGCCGGGATGGCTCTGCCACATCCAGTAGGCAATCCGGCGGCCGATGGCATCGAACTCGATTCCCGCGCGCACCACGTTGCCGCTGCGGGTCGTGAAATTGCGATCCACCGGGACGAAGTCAGGCGGTAGCACCTGCAGTTGCAGTGGGACCGCCAGGCCGTCCTCCGGCCGCCGGTTACGGCGCCTCACGAAGCACTCGCCCGCTTCCTCGACCATCCGCGCGATGATCATCTGCAGGCCGTAGAAATCGGTACGGTCATCCGCGTCCGACTCGTCTACCCAGTCCTCCCACAGCAGGTTCAACGCCTCGCGCAACTCCGCGTCGTCCAGGCGTGCGCGCGGCGTAATGCCGGTGCCGATCAGGTTGCTGACGCGCTTGCTGATCGCGCTCGCGGCGTAGGGGTCATTCCTCACCGCCGCTCGCGAGCGCTTGCGCAGGGTAGGCAATGCCGGAATGGCTACCGCATTCAGCGCCGCCTCGGGCGCGTCCCAGCCTGCGGCGCGGCGTCCGGTGCCAGCGCCCTCGTAGCTGTTGCGAATGCGCTTCGACGTGATTCGGTATCGGGTAGCCATCAGATCCCCTTGCCTCCGCTGTAGAGGCGAACCTGGCGCGAGCGTCGGTTATTCGTAGCCGCCTCCAGGACTGCGGCTTCGGCGTACTGCTGCTCCAGAACGCGCAGACTCGCCAGTTGCGCGCGGTCGACCTGACGATCTCCCTTGCGCACCGACTGCCCTTTTTTCAGGATGTCCTGAATCGCCACCCGGACCTCGTCCAGGCGCTGCTGCGCTGTGCTCATGCTGACCTCGTCTATCGGCGGCTCAGATACCCGCTGCGCGAGGTACGCCGGCCAGTTGGTTGGGATGGTGGGTTCGCGCTCCGCGTGGGAGGTGCCGGCCGCACTGGGGCGCTTGGCGCCTCGTCCTGCGGCTCATGCTCGTCCGCCTCGTCGGCTGCGCTGGGCACCGTGGCGACTGAGTCGGCGAACAGGCTGCCTTGACCTACCGCTGCGCGCAGGCTGCTCCACTGCGGAGCGTGATAGCGATGCAGGCCGAGGAAGTGGGCCGCGGCCAGGTTGTACACGATGAGGTCGAGGGCCTCGTTTCGCTCCGACTTGGCCTTGACCCAGTCGGTGCGCTTGAACCCCTTCACGTAGCGGACCACCTTGCGCTCGGCCACGCACTGGTCGAAGAAGTCAGGCGGCAGGTCTGCGGAGAAGTGCAACGCCCCGGGGCCATCCTTGAGGTGGTAGCGGTTGTAGACCCAGTCCTTCGCCGTGTCGGTACCGACCATCCATAGTTCGGCGCCACTCTTCTCGGTGTTGCCCTGCCAGGTGACGTCGACCTTAGACGGCCGCTGGGCCAGCACTGGGCGGCCGCGCTTGCTCGCCCCCTTCACCGCCAGCACGTTTCGCCAGCGGCGCAGGCGGGTGAACTGGTAGACCTCATGGGTATGGTGACCGCCCGAGTCGATGCAGACCGCGCAGATGGCCAGGTCCACACCGCTGACGTGCCGATATCGAGCCTTCAGGCGCTCGTCGAGCAGCGCCCAGGTACGCTCGTCGGTCGGGTCGCCGGGGATCACCTGGAAATCGACCGTCCAGCGCTCCAGGCCCTCGCCCCAGCCCATCACCAGCATTTCCAAGCGGTTGTGCTGGGTATCGACCGCCGCGGTCAGCAGCAGCGCTCCGGCGGGAACCAGACCCAGCCGATGCCCCTCGGCCTCGGCTCGCTTGCGCAGCTCGTCCGCCTTGGTCATTTCCTCGGCGCTGTCCCACAGCCGGGCCAAGCGGGTGTTATAGAACACCTGCATGGACCCGGGATCGCCCTTCTCCTGTAGACGCTTGGCTTCGTCGTACTCCTTCGCCAGGTCCGTCCAGGTCAACCAGCCGGGAGGCGCATACAGCGCGCTCAGCGTGAAACTGACGGTCTCGCCGTCACCGACGGCATGGGCTCGCCACTCGCCAGCGGACAGCATGGCCGCCTTGTGGTGCTCCTCGATCAGGGCGCCGCACTCCTCGTTGCAGCACATGTACTGCACAAGGCGGTACTCGGGGTCGTACTTCAGGCCCTCCCACTCCAGCACCTGCATCGTTCCGCAATGCGGACACGGGACGTAGTAGTGCCGCTGGTCGCCCTGGGTGAAGAGGTCGGCGATCCGCGAAACGCCTTTCAGCGTGGGCGAGCTGGAGTAGTAGAACTTCGCACGGCGGCCGAACGTCGAACCGCGCGCCTCGGCCTGCTTGATCGGGTCGCCGTCGTCGTCGACGTCCATTTCCCAGCGATCGATTTCGTCGCCGTACACGTACCGAGCGGACAACTCGGCCAGGTTGGAGGCCGAGCCGGCTGACGCGCAGTACAGTGCGCCACCCTCGAACTCCTTGGTGTCGAGCGTGTTTCGCGAGTCGCGCGAGCGGGCCTTGGCAACGCGCGCGGTCAGCACCGGCACGGCCTTGATCGTCTTGTCGATCCGTCCTGATACCCGCTTGCTCAGCTTCTCGGTGGGCAGCAGCACCAGGATGTTGGCCGGTGCCATGTGGATACAGCCGCCGATCCAGTTCAAGGCGACCTGGGTCTTCATCAGCTGCGAGGCGATCATGGTCACCACGCGCTTGGCTGGGAACAGCGGCGACAGGCAACGCATCGGCTCGCGCGCATAGGGGGTTCGGTCGGTGTGGTACTTGCCCGGCTCGGCCGCCCCCGTATCCGCCGGGATCATCTGGAACTCGTCCGCCCACTCATCGATCCACAGTTCGGGGTCAGGCTTCAGTCCTCGACGGTATGCCGCCAGGTACACGGCGGCACCGTCGGCATACGGTTGTTCCATGGTTCAGTTCGGCTCCTTGCCCCCTTGTTCGATCTCGGCATCGAGCTGCAGGAGGCGGTCGGCATCTTCCAAGGCACGGCGCAGCGCCTGGGTCAGGCGGCGTTCGATTTCCCAGGGGTCGGTCAGCGTCACCAGGTCGCCGGCGATTTTCGGCGGCACGCCCATCAGCAGATCGCGCAGAGCGCGCGCAGCGGTGAAGGCCGCGGAGTCGACACGCGCGCGCTCGACCGTCTCGCCACGGCTCTTGCGGTGTTCGTCTTCTGCCAGCAGAGCCAGGGCGTACTCTCGCCGTGCGCGGGCTTTCTGGTAGTCGGGCAGCGGTGCGGTCTGCCCAGGTGCCGGTAAGGCCGGGCTCGGGGCTGCACCTGCACCTATGTGGGCGTACACGCCCTTCTCCACCCGCTCCTGCCGGTGCCGCTCGGCCACGGCAGCCTTGCTCGGGTCTGCGCTGGCGGCCAGCAGTTCGTCGCTCGCCTGGACGTCGACCTTTCCGTCGGCAGTGAGGACGAGGCGTCCTTGCCGGACCAGCTTCGACACGTAGGCGCGCGACCAGCCTTGGCGGTCCGCGAACGCTGCCTTGGTCATGAACTCCATGTGCGGTACCTGTTAACCACGATGAACCGAGGGGGGTTAACCCGGTTAACCCTGTTAACTAACTTCCCGGCCCAGCCACTAGCGCGAGAACGGGGTTCGAATCACCCTTGTCCGGGGCGGCGCTTCAGGGGCCCCCGGTGCTTTTCGAGTAGCACGCCACTGCCCCGATTTTCGTGGCGACCCGCCCGCAACCGGCCACTGCCGGCTCGGGTTGAACTAACCTCGCTCCGCCCGGCCAGACCACCCACCAACGATTCAGCGCAACACTTTCGCCAGGGCCCGCTCGATGTTCGCTTCTAGGCGCGCGTCGTCCTCGGCAACACGCCGAACGACTTCGTGAAACTGGAAGCGCACGCGGTACTGAGGCTGGCGGACGAAGGCGAGGACCATGGTCAACGTCCGTCCACGGCGCTCGGCGATGCCAATCGGCCGGCGGCCACGGCGCATCACGAAGTACGCCAGTTGGTGTCCCTTCGCCAGGGAGCGCGCCGACTGAGTGGCGTTTCCTTTGAACCCCGCTCGGTATTCCAGGGCGCCCAGGCCGGAGAGGATCTGGATCATCTGGCCGCGGCTCATGTTGCCGTACTGGTCCAGCCGAGCGCCCTCGCCCGGAACGACGAACATGCCCGCCGGCAGGATGCCTCGGGCTCGGAGGTTCCGCTCCGACGCCTTGTCCACCCTCGGCCCCCCGAAGACTTGGGGAGCCACCCAGTCCTCCGGCGCCTGCCCCTTCGAGGCATGGTCCTTTTCGTCCTTCACCCACAAGGCCGCCTCAAGGCGGCGCGAGCTGGCATGCAGGATGCGGATGGCGTTGCGGGTGAACGGTGTCGGCCGGTCGAAGACCTGGTCGATCTCCCCGACCAGCGCCTGATTCGCCTGGTTCGCCGTGTGGTTCAAGGCGTCGGCCAACACAGCAGCAGGCAAGTCGCCACCGAGCTGCTGCAAGGACCGAACGGCGTCGTCCAAGTCCCGCGCAGTGATAGCCCCTCTCACTCCGAGTCGGTCCGACGAGGCGGCACCTCAGAACCGCCCGCTTTCCGCTCAAGCCAACGTGTGTAAAAACCAGATGCCACGTCGGCGCCGAGGCACGCGACCACGCTACCGAGCGCGGCGGCAACCGGCAGCCCCGCACCGCTCGCCGTGGCGAGCAACACCGAGGCCAGGCCGAACACCACCGACGCCCCCGAGCGTAGCAGGACACGTTTGAGCAGATCGCTGACCGTCAGCCCTGCCGCCTCGGCGCGCCACAGCTCCCCGGACAGGCCGGCCATCGACACCAGCACGAACAGCCAGGTCGGGATATCGCTCAGCGTCTGCTGAACGTCGTTCTCTGTCGCCATGTTCACCTCGGTCTGAGTGGTGGCCCGCCCCCGGACCCGACGCCCCGCCTGGCAGGCCAGAGGCGCCGAAATCGAGCCAATAAAAAACCCGGCGCGATGGCCGGGTTCGGATGATGTGGAGCGTGTGCCTCAGTGGCGCACCTCTACGAGAGTGCCTACTTTTTACCCCTTCAGTTCGGTGGCAGCAACCCAGTTTTATTGCCACCCCGAGCTTATCCCGGAGTCGCCCCAAACTCGTCCCGGACTCGTCCGGCGTATATCCATCTACGGTTATCAAGCGCCTCCGGCGCTGTCCTACTGGTCAGTAGGTGGGTCAGCAGGTGGGACAGATAACCCATTGTTTTATATGGCGTTGTCCTACTGTCCCACTTGTCCTACTACTTTCTACGCATATAAGAGAAGAATAATAAGAGCGCACGCTACGCGCGTGCGCGCGATACGCGCCTATGTGCGGGCGGGTGTGTGAAAGGTGGGACAGTGGGACAACCCCAGCAGCGACGGGGCTTTGCGCTGTCCCGCCTCGAAAAACGAAGCGGGACAGAGTAGGACGGTGGGACAGCGCCCGGCCAAGTCAGGCCGCCCGCCGCAGCAGGATTTCAGCAATGGCCGCATGGGCCAGGTGCAGGCGCTGGTAATACTGGGTTCTACCGCACCCGCACGCTTCCCATTTCATCGGGTCCGACATGTCGTAGTCCGTGTAATGCAACCGCACCACCCGCTCGATGGGCGGCGGAAGATGCTTGTTCACGATCAGCTCAATGTCCGCCGTGCGATCCAGAGGACAGCGAGCCCCCGCTGTGGAGCGAGTCAGGTTTCCCCTGGTCGCCATCAGCATAGCAATCACATTGCTCCCGCCGCTAGCGTTGCCGGCAGAGCCGACGCCATTCGGCGGGTGCAGCTCGGCGGCCCAGGTCCGTAGCATCTCGTCAATTGGCTTGATCAAAATGCGGCCTCCTTCTGCGTCGGCTGTCCCTTCCACGACGGCGGCCGCTCGTAGCCCCACGGTCGCACCGGCGATTTACCGGATGCGGGCAGGCGTCTGCGCCGCCAGCCCAGACGATGCATGATATGGCCTACTCGCATCTGCTCCGGCTTGCCCCAATGCCCGAAATCGAGGTTGAGCGCTCCCCCCAGCAGGTCAGCACTGGTGACGGTCTCGCCGACGTATCCCTCCAGCCAACCGATCAACTTGTGCTCCCATGCGTCGACGGTGTAGCGCTTGTCCTGCTCCTCCTCGAACAGCGCGCGCTCTTCACGCGAGACCCACCACTGATCCCCGGCGCGGTAGCAGAACAGCGCTTCGGCCCATAGCTGGTCCCGGATCTCGCGCAGCAGGTCCAGATCCACCTTCGTGCAGAGGACCGGCCAGTATCGACGGTTGCCGGTGGTGTCTTTCAGGTACTCGTCTTGGTTGGTCGTACCCACGAAAACACACTGTCGTGGCACATCGCGGGTTCTGCGACCGTAGCTCTCGCGGAAGGTATCGACCGAGGCCGAAAAGAACTGCTTTGCCTTGGTACTGTCGGCCTTGTTGAACGCATCCAACTCGCCCAGCTCGCTGATCCACTTGCCGCGCAACATCTGGAACGTCTCTCTGTCACCTAGCACGAAGGGGGTATCCATGAACCACTCGCCGCCCAGAATCGACATGGCGGACGACTTGCCTTCACCCTGCAACCCTTCGAGGATCAGCACCGTATCCATCTTGCAGCCTGGGCGCATAACACGCGCAACAGCGCCGATCAGCCAGCGCTTGCCGGCCTTCATCGAGTACGGGGTCTCCTCCACGCCCAGGGCCCTGTTCAGCCAATGCTCGATCCGCGGCGTACCGTCCCACTCCAGGCCCTCAAGATACTCCCGCACCGGGTGAAAGCTGTTCTTGCTGGCCACCACCGACACCGCCTCCAGCACCGGCGGCACCTTCGTCAGCAAGCCGTACTGCTGGGCCAGCCACTCGCACGCCAGCATGTCGTCCAGATCCGTCCATTCCCCAGTACCACCCCCATAAGGCGGCGTCCGCAGCTTCATCGTCTTGGCGCTGAACTCGTCGTAGCCGAGCACTCCGTGCCAGCGCTCATCGTTCTGTAGGATCAGACTGATGTTCACCATGTGCGCTGCCAGGCCGCCGCCCTTGATCCGCAGAAGACAGTCACGCCAGCCCCCCTCAGCGGGTGGCCGGACCACCGCCATGACCTGGGCCCGGACCACCTCCAGCCCCTCGGCACAGTGCAGGTCGTTGAAGTCAGTCCAGCCCTCTTCCCGTTCGCTGCCGAAGCGAGGGAGTACGAACTGGCCGCCAAGAATCGTGGCGGCGTTCTCCGCAGCCTGAGCGCCCGGATTCCAAGGCGACCCGTCCTGGCGGGTGGTCTTCCAGTCGTCATCGCCGCAGAAGATCAACGGCCGAGACGGATACTCAGTCTGCATCGCCTTGCCGACCGGCAGCAGGTTGCCGGCATCGAAGGCAATAGCCACCGCACAGCCCGTCGCCATATGCAGGCTGACGCCGGTTGCGTATCCCTCAGCGATTAGCACCGGCTCGCCGGGCTCGGGGCGCGGACCGATCAGGCAGAACGCTCCTTCCTTCTGCATGCCGTAGGGCCAATAAGCCTTGTCCCGGCCGGTATCGGGCTGCTTCTCGGGGTAGATGATTTGCAGCCCCACTAGCCCCTTGAGCGTCCGCATGGGCACCATGAAACGCCCGCCGTAACCGTAGCGGCCGCCGATCCCTACGATTTGCTTGCGGTCGAGATACGGCGCCTTGCCCTTCTCCGATAGCCGTTCCCACAGCCGCGCTGCGCCCTGGGCGGCACGCTGCGCGGCATAGGCGGCCTTCGTCGCCGCCTTGCGCTTGGCCTCTTCCTGCCGCGCGTGCATCAGCTCGCGCTCCTCGGCAGTCAAGCGAACACCCTTGAGCTTGAATTTCTCGTTGAGATCCTGCCGCCAGTTGCCGAAGCGTCCGAAATAAAGGGTCTTGCCGCTGGCAGTGGTGTATTCGTGCAGGACGTACCAACCAGTTGCCTCCCCGTTCCGGTCGCCCTCAACCTTGCATCGCACCAGCTTGCCGAATACCCAATCGGGGCTCCGCTTGGTGAAGGGCTCGATACCATGATCCCGAAGCTGATTCAGCACTTCGTCCAAGGCTTCGTTACTCACCGGCGCCCCCTCCGCTCGTTGAAGGACTGGCATTCGATGCAGGTTTGGCACCCCGGCACAGCTTCGCGGCGGCGAGGCGGAATCGGCTCACCGCAGCACTCGCACTCATGAGCCGATTCGCCAACCGCTACCAGCGCACGGGCAGCCAATGCCGCCTCCATGCGCTCCAGCACCAGGTCATTGGCGTGATCCGCGATATCAGCCATTGCTCACCTCCCCGCACTCGGCGCCCTTGGTGGTCTGGTGGACGTAGCGGGCACGCTCGTAGAGGCCGACCGCCGCGCGGATGATGCTCATCGCCAGCTTTTGGGTTTCCGCCAGCTCGGCCGCGTCGATGCGGCCGTCCTCGATATGGCGCGCGATGGTGGTTGCGGCGTTGGCCGACGTGTGCAGGATCTCGCCGGCGCCGGCAATCAGGCTGGCCGGCACATCCTCGAACTGAAGCGGCGAAACGAAGAACCACAGGCTGTCGCCCAGCTCGGCATGCAGCGCATCGAGTACGACCGCCCGCCCCTCGGCCGACACGTACCGCAGGAAGTCGAGCACGTCGTAGATGTTGAGGATGTGGCTGGTGTGGCTGGGGTCGAATTTGTGGGAGGTGGTGGAGACGCTGCGGCCGGTGGAGTGAGCGAAGCCAGTGATGCCACCGTGGCACATGCGTTGATTGCGGGCGACGAGGTTGAGCGCTTCGCCCAGGGGGAGTACCTCGCGGCCCATACGGTCGAACTGATCCGCGAACGAGGGTCGGGACATGGCAATTATTCCTGTTTACTGCCAGTGCCACGACGCCACCAACCTTGTTAGAGTAGGCGCCGTGGTCACATTGCATGGTGGTCACAAGGCAGATGGCCGCTCTGTGGTGGAAACGCCATCTGCCGCCTTGGCCAGGTGATCGGCATCCCTGATCACCTGGCCATTGCAGCCAGCAACTCTGTGGTGGAGAGGCTGGCAACCCCAAGGCATCCGCGCCTTGGGTCTGGGAAGCTCGGTCGGCTGTGGTGGTACTTAGCGTGCTGCTCCAGCCGGCCTGGCTCCCCTCCCTCGGTGGTGGCGAGGGTAGTTACGGTGACTAGGCAACTGCCAATCCATCGTCGCTCTCGCCAAACACGTCCGGCCGCAACCGGTGGCGACTGACACCGGTCAGTGCCTCGACCTTCAGCACCATTTCCGCCGGGCAATGCCCACTACCTCGCAGATAGTGAGAAATCATTTGCTGAGACAGATTGACCCCGAATGCGGCGAGCTTGCGTGAAAGCTCGGATTGGCCCCCTGCCCGGGAAATCGCAAGCTGAAACGCGACTTTCATTGGTTCTTGATCTGACATAAGGCTTCCTCGGATGGAACTGGCGCCCAGCCTACAAACAAAATTGTTGATTTTCAACAGCCATTTCTGTTTGAAGGCCAACAAATCCTTTTGTAGCGTTCACCCAATGAACACACCAACTGAACGCCAAGCTGCAATTGCCGCCATGATTCGCAAGCGTCGCGAAGAGCTGAAGCTTTCCCAAAGCGAGGTAGCGAAAGGGGTACGCGAGCTACTAGGCGGCCAAGCCTTTACCCAACAGTCCTACGCGGCGATTGAGCAAGGGAAAACCAAGCACTCGAAATACCTGGCAGTCATTGCCCGAGTTCTAGGCATTCCGCCTCAGTCGGTGGACCCCACGTTTCCCGCCGCTGCAAGCATCATGCCCCCTACGATCACCGCGGCAGAGCGGGCTACAGTAGCCGGCCCTGCAGGGAAAAAATTGCCAGTGGTGGGCTCCATTGCAGCAGGCGCCTGGGTAGAGGCAATCGATCTATTCCAGCCGGGTGATGCTGAGGAATGGGTAGATGCTCCAGGGCCTGTAGGCCCGGACGCCTTTGTTTTGATTATTGATGGGATAAGCATGAAGAATCCCGCCGGCCCCTTGAGTTTCGAAAGCGGAGACCGCGTGGTCATTGATCCATCAATCGAAGCAAAGCCGGGGGATCTTGTCGCAGCGAAGCTGACCAACTCTAATCGCGTCACGTTCAAACGCCTTCAGATGGAAGATGGCGAGTGGTATTTGGAAGCACTGAATCCCGCTTGGGAACCCCGATACATTCGCGTCAACGAAGAATGGCAGATATGTGGCAAGGCAGTATGGCGCGTACAGAAGTTGTAGCAACAAAAAGAATCTACAAACAAAACTGTTGACCAACCAACAAACAAGACTGTAGTTTTACCTCGACTCTCCACCACAGAGACGAGGTAACACCATGCAACGCTCTGCCACGGTACACGTCCACCCGGCCTGTACCTCCTCCCCCCAACAGATCCAACGCCTCCAGGCCGACACCGGCTGCCTTGTCGTCATCTTCAACGGCAAAGCCCAGCTTGTAGCCAGCCGTACCTCGGGCCGCCGTCATGTGGTAACCGCCACCTCCCCGTTTGGAGGTGACGCGGCATGACCTACGCACTCCGTCAACCGTCCTTTGTGCGGCTCAAGGCTCAGCTCAGCCTCAACGGCCGCTTCAACCACGCCCTCTACGACGCCGAAACCCGTCAGGCAGTCCACGTCACTCTCGACATTGAGCGCGGCGCTGGACAGGTCCACGTCATCGTTCGAATGGGCTCCACGCTGAACAGCCTGGGCCTCCCGCTCGACTCCCAGTCCAACGCCAACACCGTGGCCGACTACATCGAGTCCATCGCGAATGGCCGCCTGGACACGGCGGACGAGACCCCGGCTCGCCACCGTTTCGACCAGGCTGCGTAGGGGGCCGCGATGAAAGACTTGTCCCTGCACCAGGCCGCGCAGCGCCTCGGCCTGAGCCGTCCCGAGCTGATCAAGCGCATGAAGGCGGCCGGCCTGCTCGACAGCAGCAACCTTCCAGCCGTACCGGTCCGCGACCGCCTCTACCTGCGCGCAAAGGAAACGTCCTGGCACCACCCCGAACTCGGCATGCAGTACAGCCACTCGACGAAAGTGCGCCCGGCCGGAGTGGCATGGCTGGCCGACAAGCTCGGCATCCCCCGCGTCTGCGCCCCAGCGGACCGCCGCGAGGTTGGCTGACGAGCCCCGGCCCCGCGAATACGCCCGCCAGATCGTCGCCCTTCGAACCATCGAGGAACGCAGGGCGGCGCTGGAGCGGGTGCCGGAACACTTACGGGAACTTGTACGAACCCACGTAGAGATCGCCTGGAACCATCCCAAGGGAAACAAATGAACAACGCACGCCGACGCCAACTGCAACAGATCACCGCTCAACTCGAAGAGATCCGCGAGCAGATCGAAACCTTGGTTAGCGAGGAGGAGGAAGCCCTGGACGCTATGCCCGAAAGCCTGCAAGACAGCAACCGGGGAGCGCGCATGGAAGAGATCGTCGACCAACTCAACGAAGCAGCCAGCGGCATCGAGGACACGGTAGCCGTGCTCAACGAGGCCGCCGCATGAGCACTCCGCACGACAACCAACCGGAACTTCGCCTGACACCGGCCCCGCGCCCGGAGACGGTGGAGCTACTCTACCGCACCTTCGGCGACGTGCTGATCCCGCTGGAGCACCTGCGCATTCGGTACTTCCACAACCTCAACGAAGACACGTTCAGCCGCTCGATCAAGGAACGCCGAATCCGCCTCCCTATCACCACCGTCGACCCGAGTCAGCGCGCCCAGGCATTTGTCGATGTGCGCCACCTTGCGGCCTGGATCGACTCACGAGCCTGGCAGGCCGACGAGGCATATGCCCGACTCGGCAGTAACGAGTAACCACACCGGCCGCCACCACCGGCCACCCACCACCAGTGGAGAAAACCACCATGCATACCCAACACATCATTCTCGCGGCCACCGCGCTTGCCGCGCTGCTGATCCTGATCGCCACCGCTTACCTTGCTGGCCGCAAAGACCGGAAGAACTCGCAACAGCAGGCGGTCAACGAGGCGCTCTATCTCTGCCGCGTCTCGCACGGCCAGGAACTGACTGCGCTGCATACCGACCTGATCAAGCTGCGCACCAATGCCCAGCGCCTGCAACAGGTCATAGATGAGCAGGAGGAAGAGATCAGCGACCAGAAGGAGCTTCGTCAAAACATCGAAGCCGAGGCCACCGAGAAACTAGCGGATTGGCAGCAACGCCACGAAGAGCAACAAGCGGAACTGAAGCGCCTGGAGACGGAGCTGGAGAGGTGCATCACGATCAATCATCGGCAGGCTGAGACCGCAAAGCTCCTCCGCGAGCAGAACTTGGCCGCCGAAGAACTGGACGCCATCCGCACCGCCAGTCGCCTCCTCAGCGGCCACGCTCGACAGTTCCAAAAGACCGGCACCACCAAGCGCAACGCAGACGCCGAAGCCCAACAGCAGCTCGCCGCGATCCTCCAGCGGCTCGCCATCACGGAGCTGGCCAGCCAGAGCGCAGAAGCTGAAGCGCAGGAGGCGGCATGAACTACTCCAGCCTCTCCACCTACGACCTGCTGAAGCACCGCAGCCACCACGTCGACAGCCTGACCCGCCTGCGCCGCGCCCAGCCGCAGTGGGACGAGGACGCTGCTCGACGCGGGGAAATCACGATGGCCGATATCAGCGACCAGATCCGCGAGATCGATGACCACCTTCGTCCGAGCGGCTGGGAGTCAGTCGACCTCGACTACTCCGGCGACACCGCCCCGATGTGCATGTGAGGCAGCGCGATGACTACTATCCCGGCTAGCCGCGTAGCGGCCCAAGACCAGGGCGCCGCCCTGGCACACGCCACCCACAGCACCCAAGCCCCGGCCGCGCAAAAGCGCGGCGGCGGCCTGGCACGTCGCATCCAACTGATCGCCATCGCCCAAGGCCGCCAACCGATGCCCGAGGGTGGCGCTATAGAAAGCCACTGCTGCGCAGCAGCAGGCATATTCCAACCCAACCTTCAGCACACGCCGAAGGCACGCATACCCCACGAAAGGCTGCGCCGGGGCGCGAAGCACATAGCCACGCTTCGCTTAATGACTCGCTCGCCCGCGCAGCTTGTCGAGGGGGGAAAGCGCCCACCGAAGCCCACCGATAACGCACTGATCCGCACGCTGTGCGCGCAGATCCGCGAGCAGAACCAAGAGATTGCCGCGCTGCGCATCGCGAACACCGACCTCCTCCAGCGCCTGGACAAAGCCGAAGGGGGACGGGCATGACCGCTTTCCGACGCCACGATCTCGCCCAGGTCATCTCCCAGGCCCAACTCCCTCTCGGCCCTCGCGAGTCTCCGAACATCGATCTCTTCGCCTCCGCCGAGCTATGTCGCTTCAGCAGCCACTGCGCACACCATTACAGCACAGCGCAACACAGCTATTTCGTCGTTTTTCTGGCTGTCGAAGAACACCAACTGACTGCGATCTGGCTCGGCATGAAAAACGACTATTTTCTAGTGTCGGCCCGCTTACACAAGCACAGGCACATACCGGAGTCAGAAACTTTAGCCACTGCCCAGGAAAATCTCGACTTACTAATCCAGCGACTTTGGCAGAGGTGGCCCGTCAATTTTTTTTCTACTTGTTCCCAATGCTTTAAACATGGAGGCCTCATCGCCCAACTCCGGAATAAATGCCTCAGCATCAATTACCAATCTCGCTATAGCGCGATCAATTACCACCTCCAAAGGAGCCAGGCGATGAAACTCCACACTTTCTGGCTCATCAACTTGCACTATCTGACACAGGTCCGAAAGAGCATGCTGCAGCTCCAGCCAAGCCAGTGCACTATCCACTGTTGGCAACTGGTTAAAATTAACCGACCTCATGGTGCTGAGGTATTCAGAAGTTCCAAAGAGCGCTTGCTGTTGGTCCCCCCTTTTCTCCTTCACGGAAGATATAACCATTTTCCCCAGCTTTCCAGCATGCTTCGCAACTCCAACCGTCTGCTTAAGCATCAGCTTGTTATCTTCGGTTTGTTTCCGACGCTGAATTCGCTTATCAAGCACAAAGAAAATCCAACTCACAAAAATAGCGACAACACTGCCAACCGCCTGAACCCAGGCCGGAGCATTGGCGCTACTCCATCCCCAAGACCATATCCAGCACCCCAGCAGCACCATAAAGGGAGAGACCAGTACGCAGCCCAAAAGATGACTAGGACGCAACTTTATTGTGACTTCCTCTTGAAACATGGCCATCCCCTTGCCATCAGCGATAAACGAAGCATGCAGACACCAAGGCAAATGGTCCAGGGGGAGACGGCATGACAGCATTCTCTGCCTCCACTCCATCGCAAGCCATACCATGCTCGCGGATTGGCGCTGACCTGGTACTCGGCGAACAACACAACATCATCAGTGTTTCCGGCGGTAAGGACAGCACAGCTACGCTACTGCTAGCCATCGCAATGGAGGCCCCAAACATCCGAGGGGTCTTCGCCGACACCGGCAACGAGCACGAGCTGACGCTGGAATACATCGATTATCTGGAGCAGGTCACTGGCGTGATCATCGAACGCCGGCGTGCTGACTTCTCTCGGCAGATCGCCGGCAAGCGCCGCTACATCGAAACCAAGTGGCGCGACCAAGGCGTGGCTGAGAGCCTCATCGAGGCCGCGCTGGAAGTGCTCCAGCCCACCGGCATCCCCTTCCTCGACCTCTGCCTGTGGAAGGGGCGCTTCCCCTCCCGCAAGGCGCAGTTCTGTACCGAGGAGCTGAAGCGCAACGTGATTATTGAGCAGGTGATGCTCCCGCTCCTCGACGGACAGAACATGGTGCTGTCGTGGCAGGGCGTACGCCGTGAAGAGTCCGTGGCACGGCGCTACTTGCCCGAGTGTGACGAGGTGGGTGGCGGGCTGTTCAACTACCGGCCGATCCTCACCTGGCCAGTGGAAGCCGTTTTCGAGGCCCACCGCTATGCCGGCGTGAAGCCCAACCCGCTCTACAGCCAGGGCATGGGGCGCGTCGGGTGCATGCCATGCATCAACTGCCGCAAGGGCGAGCTGCGTGAGATCGCCCTTCGCTTTCCCGAGCACATCGACCGCATCGAGCAGTGGGAGCATCTGGTGCGTGCAGCCTCCAAGCGCGGCGGCGCGACGTTCTTCGCCGGCTCCAACGCCAAGCACCAAGGAGGCAGCATCAAGGACCTCAGCGCTGCCGAAATAGTCCGCATAGCCAACATCCGCCAGGCCGTGGAGTGGTCCCGCACCACTCGCGGCGGCATCCAGTATGACCTGATGGTAGAGACTGACGACGCCTCGGCCTGCTCCAGCGCCTACGGCCTCTGCGACGGAGAGTGGAGCCCGTGAACGTAAAGGAGCTTGCAGCATGATCACAACTAGGACCGCAAGCATGGCCGACCAACGTACGATCACTATCCCAGCATGCGAGCAGCACGGCGGCCAGCTCTCCATGACCGTTACCGTTCCGTGGCACTGCCGAGAATGCGGCCTACCGCGCGGCGAACCATTCCCGAGCCGCAGCTTCGACGGCGGCCGTCAACTCGACGTCGATTCATGGAACAACTCCTGCGGGCACATCGAGAAATACGCCGACATTCGCCAGGTTCTCGTCCAGCAGGCAGAGGCGGACATGCCGCAAACCGTCATCGAATCGCTCAAGGACCAGGCAACGGCGAGTCAGGGAGGGCTAAGCGATGCGTAGAGCACTGACCGCCCTTGGCCTGACCGCGGTGCTCGCCGTGGAGGTATTCCCGATCCTCCGCACGCTAGCAGCATGGCAAGCGGGGTGCTACTGATGAATACCCTGTTCCTTCTCATGGCCCAGTACAACGGCCTCGCCATCATCCCGCTGAATAGAGTATGCGCCGACTACTTCACTCACCTGACTGTCGAGCAGTTCCAGCGGAAGGTCCTGGCCGGACAGATCCAGATCCCTATCACACGGATCGAGTCCAGCCAGAAGGCTGCCAGAGGCATTCACTTGGCGGACCTGGCGGCGTATCTGGACAAACAGCGCGAGGTCGCCCTGAAAGACCATGAACGGCTAAACCGAGCCCGACCGGCGGCCTGA